ACCAGCGGAAACGGATCGACGGACTTGTGGCGTTGATTGACGCGATCGCGAAGATGCTCGGCACGCCTGGGGCGGAACCCTCGGTGTACCTGACGCGTGGAGTGCGGACCCTTGGCGAATAGGTGGCAGCAGATCGGCGCGGTGGTCAGTGAGAACGTGAACGCGATCGTGTTCGCGCTCGGCTTTGCAACGGCCTATGTCGGGCTGTCGCAGTGGTCCTCTTCCGCGGCCAATGTCGCGGCGGGGGTGGTGTTGATGGTGATCGGCGCGTGGCCGTTCCTGCGCCAGAGGATGCCCTGATGGACGTGCTCGGACGACTGCTCACCGGTTCCCTGCGAGCCGCCACGCCTGGCCCTACCGATGACTTCTGGTTCGGTCCGGTTGGGACGTCGACACCGTCTGGTGTGCGGGTCTCGCCGGAGATTGCGAACAAGGTGTCCGCGTGGTTCCGCGGGCGCGAGATCATCGCCACCGGCATCGCCATGCTGCCGCTGGACATGTTCGAGAACCTGCCGAACGATCAAGGGCCGCAGAAGGCAAGCGGCCATCCGCTGCACGACCTCATTCACCACCAGCCGAACGACTGGCTCAACGCCTTCGACTGGCGGCGGATGCTGGGGTATCACCTGATCGACCACGGCAACCACTACGCGTTCATCGAAGCGGGCGAACGCGGTTTCGTGAGCCAGCTGCAGCCGATTCAGGACCCGACGACGGTGACGCCGAAACTAGTCAACCGCCGCCGGAAGGTCTACGAGATCAAGGACCCGAAGACCGGCGGCAGCACGACGGCGCTGCAGGACGAAATCTTCCATCTGCACATCCTGTCGACGGATGGCGTGCAGGGGCGCGGCGTGCTGTCCTACGCGCGGGACTGTCTCGGGCTGACCTCGGTGCTGGAGCAGTTCGCCAGCCGCATCTTCTCGCGTGGCACGCTGAGTGCCGGCGCGCTCGAGGTGCCCGGCGTGCTCACGGATGACGCCTCCCGGCGGATGGCGCAGTCGTTCAGCACCTCGCACGGTGACTGGCATCTGCCGAAGGTGCTGGAGCAGGGCGCGAAGTGGGTGCAGTCTGAAGGGCTCACGCCTGAGAACGCCCAGATGCTGCTCTCGCGCAAGTTCGGGATCGACGAGGTGGCGCGGTTCCTCGGGGTGCCGCGGCACATGCTGGAGAACAGCGACCCGAGCTTCGGCAACGCGGAGCAGTTCAATCGAAACTTCATCGACTTCACGATGGGGTGGTGGCTGGTGCTGATCGAGATGTCGATCAACACCCAGCTGGTCTCCGCTCCCCAGAAGTACTACGCGGAGTTCAACCGCAACGCGATCGCCCGCGGCGACCTGTCGACTCGCTGGGCCGCCTACGTCGACGCCATCACGACCGGCACCTACACCCGGAACGAAGTGCGCCGGATGGAGAATCGGCCGTCGCTGCCGGGGCTGGACGAGCCGTTGACGCCGGCACACCTGACTGGGAAGCAGCCCGCGGCGCGCAGTGCGGCACCGAAGGCTCCAGCACCCGCCCCGCCGGCGGCCGTCGTCCTGCCTGACCCGGAGCCTGTCTCGCCGCAGGCGCATGCCATCGCGGTGGCGGCAGCGGGCCGTGTGCTGCGGAAGGAAGTGGCCGCGGTGCAGCAGCTGGCGAAGCGGCACGCGTCGGACGCAGATGCCTACGCGGCAGCCGTCACGGAGTTCTACGCGGGCCACGCGGCACTGGTGGCGCAGACGCTGCTGATGCCGACAGAGACCGCCGCGGTGTATTGCGCGGAGCAGGCCGGGCAGCTGCTCGGTGAGAAAGGCGGCCTCGCCGCGCTGGACGCATGGGGGCAGCCCGCCTATGCGACCTGGTTGGCCGAGTGGGCGCTGGGAGAAGGAGTGGCCGCGTGAAGTACGCACATATCGCCAAGTACGTCGCCGAGACCCCGTGGGCGATTCTGCCGACGAAGCTCGACGAGATCGAAGCCATCCTCGAGTTCCACATCGGCGGCGGGAAGTTCACCGCGGAGGAGCTGCAGGCTCGGATCGGTGACGGCGGATCGCGGGCGGATGTCTCGCGCTCTGGGGCCGTGGCCGTGATTCCCGTGCAGGGCGTGATCGCGCATCGGATGGGCGGCATGTCGGAGATGTCCGGAGGCGTCTCGACCGAGCGCGTGACCGCCATGCTGAAGCAGGCACTGGCGGACCCGAACGTCGGGTCGATCCTGCTCGACGTGAACTCACCAGGCGGAACCGTGGCCGGTGTCACCGAGCTCGCCGCGGAGATTCGCGCTGGTGTGGCCCGCAAGCCGATCACGGCGCACGTCAACGCGCTGGCGGCGTCGGCGGCGTACTGGGCCATCTCTGGCGCCTCGGAGATCGTTGTCACGCCGAGCGGCGACGTCGGGTCCATCGGGGTCATCACCGCGCACGTCGATGCCTCCGAGGCGGAAGCGAAGGAAGGCCTCAAGCGGACGGTCATCTCGGCCGGGAAGTACAAGGCCGAAGGGGCTGGCCCGCTGACCGAAGAGGCGCACGCGGCCATCCAGTCGCGCGTGGATGACTTCTACGCGCTGATGACGGCGGACATCGCCAAGGGCCGCGGCGTGCCGCTGTCCGAGGTGCGTGGCGGGTTCGGTGAGGGGCGGCTGGTCGGTGCCAAGGAAGCCGTGCGGCTCAAGATGGCGGACCGGATCGCGACGATGGACGACACGCTGCAGCGACTGATCAACGGGCGCGGCCCGAGTGTCGGACCGCGGGCCGAGGCCGAGCCGGTGGCGGTCGAGGCTGCTGCGGAGACGGCCGCGCCGATGGTGGCGAGCGAGGCGGATCGCGCGCGCCGGATGCGGCTGGCCTGATGCCGCGGCCACGCGGACCTATCGAAGCGCGGCTGGTGCCAGCCAGCACAAACCTGCCCGCGTCTGACTACGACCGGCTGTTCTCGCTCGCGCGGGAGCAGCGGGTCGCTGTGGCGGTGGTCATTCGTCAGGCGGTATCGGCGTTTCTCAATTGCAAAAACACAGATCGCCTGCAGTCGTCGTAGCCTAACTCTACACACCGCGGACTTCCGTTGAAGGGCGCGTGTGTGAGTCCACCCCGCCGGGCTTCTGTCCGTGCGTTCGGTGCGCTCACATACGCGCCCTTTTTTCGTTCAACGGACCACGCATGGAGGCGAGATGGCCACGAGACTGAACACTGCACTCGACCGGCGGGCCGAGCTGAAGGCCGAAGGGCTCAAGCTGCTGGACATCGCGGCGAGCAACCGCACGGACGAGCAGAGTGCTCGCCTTGACGCGATCGACAAGGACATCACGGCGATCGACGGCGACATCGACCGTCTCCGCCGCATGGGCGAGGAGGAGCGCGCGCAGGCCACCTCCGACTTCCACCAGGAGCGGGTGACCGCTGGCGGCGTCAAGACCACCGGCCGCTGGGAATCCGGCGACGAAGAGAAACTGGCGAAGTTCGCCCCGAACGGCGCGCCCATCGTCTACCACGGCCTGCCCCGCATGGACGCGGCCACCGCGATGCGCTACGCCTTCGGGCGTCAGCTGCAGGACGTCTACAGCGCCACCACGCGGCACACCCTCAGCGAGCCGCTGGCGCAGCTGCAGGCGGCGGCGCAGGGCGCGGGCGAGAAGATCGGCTCGGACGGCGGCTTCATGGTCCAGACGGACCTGGCGGCCGGCATCATCCAGAACGTGTTCACCGGCGGTGCGCTGCTCAATGCGGTGCGCCAGATCAACCTCGGTGAGAACTCCAACGGCATCTCGATGCGGGCGGTCGATGAGACCAGCCGCGCGACGGGTTCGCGCTGGGGCGGCGTCCAGGCGTACTGGGTCGACGAGGGCACTGGCCCGACCGCGACGAAGCCGAAGTTCCGCAAGCTGGAGCTGAAGCTGAACAAGCTCGCGGCGCTCGGCTACGCCACCGACGAACTCCTCGCGGACTTCGTCGCGATGGGCGACGTGATGTTCCAGGCGTTCACCGAGGAAGTGCGGTTCCTCGTGGAGGACTCGATCCTCAACGGCACCGGCGCGGGCATGCCGACCGGCATCCTTCGCTCGGCCGCGCTTGTCTCGACCACGCGCACGACCTCGAGCCGCGTGAAGCACGCCGACGTCATCGCGATGTGGGCGCGCATGCACGCGCGGGCCAAGGCCAACGCGGTGTGGCTCGCGAACACCGACGTGAACCCGGACCTCGACCAGCTGTTCTTCACTGGCGCGACCAACGACGTGCCGGTCCGCTTCGTGACCTACGGCGAGGACGGCGTGATGCGGATCAAGGGGAAGCCTGTCATCGAGACCGAGTACAACGCCACGCTCGGCACGGTCGGCGATTTCATGCTGGTCGACCTGTCGCAGTACCTGTTCATCCAGAAGCTGCTCCAGACCGCCGCGTCCATGCACGTCGCGTTCGCCACCGACGAGATGGCGTTCCGCGTGACCTGGCGCGTGGACGGCAAGCCCGCCTGGGTCAGCGCGCTCACGCCCTTCAAGGGCTCGGCCACGCAGTCGCCCTTTGTGGCGATCGCCACGTAGGACTGAGGCGAACGCAGCAGTTCTGATTCGCTGGGGGTGTGGGGCTGTGGCCTCACACCTCTGGTTCATCACACGCAGAGGGACACATGAACAGCTTGATTCTCGAACGGTTCCAGATCGTCGAGGGCTTCCCGGCGGTGAACCTCGCCACGGCGGCCAACAACGGCGACTACATCTCCCTGAAGAACGCCAAGCGCGTGGCGATCGTCTTCACCAGCGGCGTCGGCACGGCGGGTGAAGACCCGACCCTGACGATCCAGCAGGCCACCGACGTCAGCGGCACGAGCGTCAAGGCGCTCAACATCCCGACCGCGTCGGCCTTCAAGAAGCAGGCGGCCACCTCGCTGGCGTCCACGGCTGCGTGGTCGAGTGCGTCGGCTGACGTCAGCACCAACACCCTCACCAACGCCACGTCGGCCGAAGAGTCGGCGCTGTGGGTGGTGGAGTTCACGCCGGATGAACTCGACGCCGATGGCGGTTTCGACTGCATCCGCGCGACGGTGGCGGACGTCGGCGCGAGCGCGCAGACCGGCTACCTGTTCTACCTGGTCGAGCTCAAGGACCAGCGCGCGCCGGCCAACGCGGTCAGCGTGATCGCCGACTAGTCAACGGGGCAGGCTCGCGCGGTCATCCGGTCGCGCGAGCCGTACCGCTATGGGACTCACTCTGGTCACCGGCCCGGCAGTGGAGCCGGTCTCCCTCGCGGAGGCCAAGGTCCATCTGCGCGTGGACGACGATGACAGCAACGACCTGATCGTCGCGTTGATCGCGGCGGCCCGGCAGCATGTCGAATCGTTCACGCGGCGGCAGCTGATCACCCAGACGTGGGACTACCAGTTGGATGCCTTCCCTGCTGAGGCGATCGTGGTGCCGCTGGCGCCGGTCTCGGCGGTGAGCAGCATCAGCTATCTCGACTCGACAGGGGCCACGCAGACATGGTCGTCCAGCAACTACCGGACTGACCTCCCGGCGGGGCCGTGGGCACAGCGCCCGCGCATTGAGCCGGGCTACGGGATCTCGTATCCGACGACCTACGGCGTGATGAACGCAGTGACGGTGCGCTGCGTCACGGGCTACGGGTCGACGGCGAGCACGGTGCCAGCGGCGATTCGGGCGGCGATGAAGATCCTGATCGGGCACTGGTTCGAGCATCGCGAGCCGGTGGTGACGGGCACGATCGTGGCGCAGATGCCCATGTCGGTGGACGCGCTCTTGTGGCCGTTCAAGGTGTGGTGAGGCATGCGAGCCGGACAGCTGCGCTACAGGCTGACGCTGCAGCAGCCGAGCACGACCGAGGCGAGCGGCTTCGCGGACGTCGCCACGGTGGCTGCGGACCTGCGGTTCCAGCCCGCGCCGAGCGAACCGATGCAGGCAGGCGGCCCGGCGGCGATCGCGGCGCACCAGGCGCGGATTCGATTCCGGTCGGATGTGCGGGCATCGTGGCGCGCGGTGGTGGACGGGCGGACGTTCCAGATCACCGGCTACGGCGACCCGGACGGCCGGCAGCGGGAACTCCTGCTGGTCTGTGCAGAGGTGCAGTGATGCAGGTGCTCTATTCGCTGCAGGGTGCGCGTGGGATTCAGGACCTGATCGAGCGGGCCTCGAAGGCGATGCAGGTGGACTTGGAGCGGGCCTGCCGTGATACGGCGTTTGCGGTCAGACGGAAGGCGCGGACGAACGCCGAAGCGATTCGTGACCGCGGCGACCTGATCGCGAGCATCGAGGCGGACGGCAAGGGGACCAGCTGGCGTGTGGGTCTCATGGACCGGCGCATTCCATCCCGAGGCGGACGCGACAGCGCGCACCTGAACCCGTCGGTGTACGGCGTCTGGTACGAGCTTGGGTTCGTGACGCGGCGGATCGCTTCGCACCCGTTCGTGAACCCGGCGGCCGAGTCCGAAGCGCAGGCGCACGAGGACCGGATCATGCGCGCGGTGGAACGGCATATTGGGGCACAGGCGGCGTAGATGGCGGGCGCGGCGGCGATTGGACCGGTGCACACGGCGCTGACCGCAGCGATTCAGGCGGCGCTGACGTCGGCGCTGTTCAGCAGCGGCGGGGGCGGGCAGCAGGTATCGCTCACGGTGTACGACGGTGTGGCGGCGCAGCGGCCGACGGTGCCCTACGTGGTGGTCGGGGGTTCGTCCTCGGAAGAACCCTTCCACACGCTCGGACCAGCGACCGGCGCGAAGTTCGGCGGGCAGGTGCGGATTCCGGTGCGGGTCGTAACGCAGTACCCGACGACGGAAGCGCAGACCTACAGCATGTGGTCATCGATCAAGAGCGCGATCGAGCAGCAGCCGCTGACGGTCGCAGGGTTTACCAGGGCGTCGGTCACGGTCGACGGCGCGCGACTGCTGACGGATACGGTTGGCGGCATCGTGACACGGGAACTGGTCGCACCGGTCGACGTGCTCGTGCATCAGGGCTAAGGAGTCGAAGCAGACATGGCTGACATCACCATCACCGCCGCGAACGTCCTCATGACGTCAGCGGACACGACCACGGGCATCGCGGGCGAGACCATCACGGCCGGTATGCCGGTGTACCTGAAGTCCACGGACACCCGCTACTGGAAGGCGCAGTGCGACGGCACTGCAGCCGAAGCCACGGCGGTCGGCATCGCGCTCCACGCCTCACTGGCGGGGCAGCCGCTGACCATTGCCACGGGCGGCACCATCAACATCGGCGCCACGACCGCGAAGGTTTTCTACTACCTGAGCGCGACGGCGGGCGGGATCGCGCCGGTGGCCGACTTGACCAGCGGTCAGTACATCGTGGCGCTCGGCTACGCGACGACCACTGGCGGGGCGTTCGTGGTGAAGCCGACCTACACCGGCGCCACCGTCTAGCCATGACCGAGGCTGAGCGGGCGCTGCTCTTCGCCATCCGGAACACCGTCGACGCGCTGCTGCTTGGCAGTGGCGCACCGGTGCCACCGGAGCCTTGTCGGCACGAAGAGACGGAGAGCGCGCCCGACTCCACGCTTGGGAACCCGCGGTACCAGTGTGCGAGGTGCCACGCGCCGGTGGAGGCATGAGCCCGGCGACGATTCGCCGCATGTCCTACGAGATTCGGCACCTGCGGGGGCTGCTCACGACGGAAGAGCAGTGGCTGCAGCGCGAAGGGCCAAGTGAGACCAGGGCGGAAGGGTTCCGCCGGATTCGATTCTGGCGAGAGGTCCTCGCCGACGCAGAGCAACGACTCGGGCGCACGCCCGACTGAAGGAGACGCGCATGGCATCGAAGGGCATCGGCGCAGGATTCAAGATCGACAACGCGAGCAACTCGCTGACGGACGTGTCGTCCTACCTGCGAGGAGTGAACTGGAGCGCATCGCCGGAGCGCCTGGACGCCACGGTCCTCCAGCCGGACACCGCCTCGCCGGTGAAGACCGAGATCAACGGCGTCACCACGCGCGGCTGCACCCTCACGGTGCTCTACTCCGCGGCGGCCTACACGCTGTTTACCGGCATCGAAGGCTCGCAGGGGCTGGACTACCAGTACGGCCCGGACGGCTTCACGTCGGGTGACCAGAAGATTTCTGGTCTCTGCAACTGCCTGTCGGTCTCGGAACCGGCGGCGAACACCAGCAACGTGTTGGAGTTCTCGGTGGAACTCAACGTCACGTCGCGGTCCATCAGCACCTTCTAAGTTCAGCGGTCACGAGTGAATTGCGCCGGGTGTCATTGAGGGCACCCGGCCCCGTTCCACTGTCAGGAGATCCCCATGACGTCGGTTGCGTTCCCGTTCAAGGTCGGCCCGCCCAATCCGGACAAGAGCATCCCCCTCATCGAGGTGGAGTTCCGCTACACCACGAAGACCGCGCGCCAGCTCGAACGCGCCTGCAACGGCAACATCGAGCGCGTGCTGGGTCTCGGGCGCAGCGTGGACGCGGCGGTCCTGCTGGTGTGCTACGGCCAGCGGTGGCACCAGGCGAGCGAGTTCCTGACCGAGGACGAAGCGGCGGACCAGATCGACGAGTTCATCTCGGCCGGCGGCAACGTGACGGATCTGGTGGTGGCGCTTTACAAGGCGCTGAACGAATCCGGGGTGTACGGCAAGGCGGCAGATGAACCACGCCCTACGGGGCGCGGGAGGCGGAAGGCCGCACCCGCCGCTCACTGAGCGACTGGCTCGATGACATGGAGCAGACGGTCATCGGGCGCGGCGGGATGACGGCGGCAGAGTTCGACGCCGCGACCCCGCGTGAGGTGGTCTGGCGGATCGAAGGGCTCCGCGATCGGGAAGACCGGGACTGGCAGCGGACCGCGCAGCTTGCGGCGTGGGTGTTCGGGATGGTCGGGTCGAAGGTGACCGCGAATCAACTCCTCGGGAAGGATGACTAGTGGCTGGTGGCATCGCTTCACTCATTGTCAAAATTGGCGCACAGGACGCGGAAATCACCGCGGCTCTGGCCAAGCTTGGCACGAACGTGAAGCGGACCGAGAGCGAGTTCAAGAAGCTCGGTGCGACCCCCGTTGCGCAGCAGGCGCAGCAGTCCCTCAAGACGCTCGACGACACCATCAAGGGCATTCAGACCTCACAGTCTCGCCTCGCTGACCGCGCGAAACTGGCTGCGGCGGGTATCGAAGCGATGGGCGGACCGGCCCGGCTCACCGCGCGCGAACTCGAACAGGTCAACCGCGTTATCAAGCAGGGGCTCGACGCCTACCGTGCGCTCGGGCAGGAAGCCCCGAAGGAACTCCAGAAGGTCTCGGCGGC